GAATCAGCCTCGTCTAAAATAACAACCTTCTGTCCTCCCTGTAACGATACAGTGGATGCAAAAGATTTTATCTTATTTCTTAATACATCAATACCCGATTCTTCTGAACCGTTTATTACCATATAGTCTGAATGTAGTTCCTCACACAGTGCTCGTGCTACTGTAGTTTTCCCTACACCAGATCCACCCGCTAAAAGTAGATTGGGTATTTCATTTCGGCCAATGAATTCTAAAAATGTATTTTTTATTGACTGTGGTAAAACGCAATCAGTTATCGTTTTTGGACGATATTTTTCTACGAATAGGAAACTGTCTCTCATTATATAATTCTCTCTCACCGCACCAAGGACAGGACCATTCCCTGTCCATTGGAACAAATTCTTCCATCGCTATACTCCACCATCCCTTACAATGTTTGCAAGAAAAGTGGTAGAGTATTTCTATACTTGTCATGTTTCTTTAGAACTCATATCAATAGATTCAAGTTCTAAATCTAGTTTATCAGATATTTCTTCAGGAGTCAATCCAATTTTAAACAATTCTTTCAAAAGTTCAAAGAGCTCATTCACTAGTCTACCGGTTGCTCAAGAGCAATCCAATAATCAACATCTTTGACTGTATTATTCCAATGGGATACTAAAGCCTGTGTTGAAACATTAACATCATAGTTACCTTGAATCATTTTCAAGTTTTCTGCCTTAAAATTAAACGTATACCCTTCGGTAGCACGATCATCAATTTTTTCAGAAAAACTATTAGACGTTACATTTTTCAAATCAGTAACACTAATGGTTGCTGGTTCATCACCCTGGATTTTACTAATAACAACATCTGGCAGTTGCATAACTGCTGATGCTTTCAATACATTAGATAGTGTTTCCTGAGAGATAGTTAATTGAACATCTGTTTCTGGCGCATTAAATGTATCTGGCGGAGAAATCAAAATAGACGGATCAGAGAAGAAATATTTAATATTTGCTCCACCACCATTAATAGTTAGAAAACTATTATTATCAAATTTAATTTCGGGATCGCCCACCAAAGACATCACACCAAGAAATTCTGTCAAGTCGTAAATACCAAACTCCTGACCAAACTCCTCTTTCACTTTAGCTGATGCTAAAATGTTTTTCATTGTTGACATGGTACGAACCGTGTCACCTTCTTTTATTAAAATATTTTGATTGATATTTGAAAAGTTTTTCAACACATCAATCGTTTCTTTACTTAACTTCATTTTCACTCTCCTCATGTATATGTAACATGATTATTCCATAATGTAAAATCTTCATAAGGTCATCTTTATTCTTGCCGCCTTTACGGCCATATCGTTGGGCATACTTCAAAAGGTTACCCATACAAAATCCTTCACCATGACCACATTCTTCTATAAACTCCAACGCTTGAAATTTGTTTGCTGAATAATGCAATTCGTAAGTATTATCAATATAGGCCCTTAACTCTTTTAAGGATCTATTCTCACTAAACTTATAAATGTTTTCTGGAATTTTCGTTACTTTCATATTATCAGGTTTTCATTATAAAGTCAAGGGGAAATAGGGGGCAGGATAGATGTGTTTTCGTAATTAAAAACAGAGCTTTCTTCAAGAGCATCTCCAAGCATCAGGTGGAGGCTCCCAGTTACCCAAAGAGCCGCACCCCCCATATCTTTAACTAATTTTTATTAGTTTTGGTTTCTTTTCATCTGGAACTACACGCTCTATTTTTACATAAAGCATGCCATCTACCATTTTCGCGTCATTCACAACTGCATCATCCGCCATAGACCAAGTCCTGGAGAATTTTCGTTGTGAGATACCTCGGTGGACTAAAACTGGTGTATTATTATCATTCACCATTTCAGAATCTTCTTTTTCATTGTCCACTGTAGAAACTACCAATTTACCTTCGATAGTTTTGATCTCGATATCCTTCTTGTCATAGCCTGCCAACGCAACTTCAACCTGCCATTTATTTTCCTCTAACTTACGAATATTGTAAGGGGGGAAATTGGACGTTGTGTGTAGTTGGTAATGCTCATTCAGTCTATCAAAAAGACTGTCATAACCGACAAAATGTGGGGCCATCGAGGCCGTATCGAAAAGATTTGCTAATGCTCTGCTTGTAACCATTTTAAGGTCCTCCTTTGTGTAAAGCAAGGTTTGTTGAGAAACTCCTAAGACATTCCTCAGTTGTATTTATAATCATAACAGGTTTTATTCTATTTGTCAAGGATTATCTATAATATAGATTATCTTATTATAAAATAAGCAATCAAAAATGCGAAAATAGCATAAACAGAATGCCGCAATACCAACCTCCAAACCTCTAAAAACCAGTGTGCTAATTGTAAACTCCACATCCTGCCTGATTCGTAATTGATCTTAGCGGCACGTTGTAATTCCATTCTAACTGGTAATGGTAGTTTAGGATTACTAGAAATAATCCAATCAGGAAAGTCATGCAAAGTGTCCATATGTGCTTGCTTAAATGCAGTATCATAGACTTCTGCCAACTTCCACTTTTCACACCAGGCAACAAGACCAATTAAATCTTCATCTGATATTGAATCATAGTCTGGTTCTACTTTAATTTGTTTCACGCCTTTTCAACCTCTCTAGTCGTTTTACTTCTTTTTTAGCCTTATTCAAGTGATACATACTGGCACGCTTTGTAAACACTAAACCATCTAAATGGTCTATCTCATGCTGTATTATTCGTGCAGTAATATCAGTCGGACTATTTTCTATCTTTGTACCATCTTCTTTATAGTATGTAAGATTTATAGTTTTAGGTCTTTTGATATTAATAAAATAATTTGGAAAACTCAAACAACCTTCCATCATATATTCTGTATCTTCTTCTACTACTTCATAAGTTGGATTGAAAAAAGCCCTTTCATATTCTTCGCCGCCTTCAATATTACCCATACCAACAACTATTACCCGAGTATTCAAATCGACTTGAGGGGCGGCTAGACCTATACCCCTATTATTTCTTCGTATTTCCTGCATCTGGTCTACTAACTCATTAGCATCCATAAGTGGGTTATCAAAATCCCAAGCATCTGCTACTTTATACAGTGCTGGGTGTGGATCGTAAACTAGGTTCATGATATCATCCTACTAAAATTGTTGACCTTCTCGAAAACAACGCTGTGCTCGAATTTATCTATACTCAAATCTGGTTTATGACTTACCAAAAATACATTCTCATCCGATAGTGTATTCAAGATTTTGAGGAACTCATCAGTTCCATTCGCATCTAAACTAGAATCAAATATCTCATCCAATATCAATAGATTTGTATTAGTTGAGTTTTTCATCTTTGCTATCTGCCGCCAAGTAAATAAAAGAGCCAAGTCAATCCGCATCTTCTCACCTTCACTAAAATTTGCATAAGAAAACTCATCACGATATCGAGAGCGGATTGTCTCATTGAACTCCTCGTCCAATTCAAACTTCACCTGGAACTCCAATTTACTCAGATACATATTGATAAAGTCATTCATTACCGGAAGGTATTTCCTGACTATCTTCGTTTTTATACCTGAATCTTGCAGCAGTTGTTTAGCTATTATATAATAATTTTGATCCATTGTCAAGGAGTTTTTCTCTTTTTCTACAATCTTTTTATCTTCTTTGTAAATTTTTAATTTGGTCTTATCTTCTGCCAACTCGGTGTCTATATTAGATATGTTTTCCATTTCAGATATCAATTCATCATTAAACTTTTTCAAGGCTTCCATTGATGTGCGTTTCTTTGCTGTATCTACTTCTATGTTATCGTATAGTTTTTCCCTAGCATCCATCTCACTCAAACGCTCGTCCATCTTCATAAGAGCACAAGACATTTCTATCATCTTATCATTTCTCTTTTCTATTTCTTTATGTTTAAAATGAGATTCTATATCCTGACCACAAGTAGGACAATCATCATTATCTTCAAACCATTTTATCTCCGATTTCGTTCTATTTGTAGTGTTATTTAATTTACCACAAACATTAATAAACTCTGACTGGTCTGACTTAAATTTTTGATGTTTGGGTAAAACATTTACAGTCCAGTCATCCACTTCATCAGACAACTTTTGTATCTCATTAGAATTCTTTGAAACCTTTTTTCCCATTACATCTTTAGATGTCTTACTCTTTTCCTTTATCTTACTGATATGATTTGATGTCATAGAAATTTTAGTTTCCAACAAATCACTTTCATGCGATAAATCTGTTTGCCTTAATTTTAATGCTTTTGATTTCTGTTTCAAAATCCAATTCATCAAAGAAAATATTTTGATATCCAATATCTCCTCTACAACTTCACGGCGTGCTTTCGCAGTGAGTTGCATAAACGGAACAAACGATGACGAACCCAACATAACGACCTGGGTAAAAGACCTGTAGTTTAGTTTGAGTATATTAGTTTCAAGATGCTTTTGATAGTCTCTTGAACTAGCATCCTGATTCAACATTTTATCATTTACATAGATTTCAAACCGCGTTGGTTTGATACCCCTAATAATATGATATTTCTTTGTACCTATAAAAAAATCAACTTCTACAAGACAACCACGCTCATTTACGCTATTGACTAACTGGTCTTTCTTTATACCACGAAACGCCTTACCAAACAAACCAAAACACAATGCATCTAACATCGTAGATTTACCTGAACCATTTTCACCCGTGACGAGTGTGGTGGAGTATTTGTTTAGTAGGATTTCAGTGGGAGTATTCCCGGTGGATAAGAAGTTGCGATATGCAACCTTTTCAAA